TCAACAGTAAATCCTTTAGAAAGTACTGAGTGTTTTCCTAGATGGGGAATCTTATTGAATTGTTCTTCGTAATCAAAGTTAAATCTCTTCTTATTCTTATTCATTGTATCAATAACCATTGTGGTTGATGAATAAGCACCCTTCTGAATAATCTCTGCTGTTGGAGCAATCTCTAATGGATAGAATAGACCAGCAGTCTTTGCTGCTTCTGAATAGTATGCTTCAGTACCAATCATAATATCATTTGCACCACCTTCTACAGGATCTAGTTTAGGATAGAGTTCTGTTACAGCTGGTTGCTCAAACAAACTCTTAATAGATCTCATCTGCAATCCACCCATCAATGAGTTGTATAATACAAATGGAACATTATCAGATGTCCTAGCTCTATTTGTTAACCACTTAAGTGTTCTGATTGGTGTCCAGTTAGGAATAACAAATTTAAAGTTACCTGCTGTCTCTTCTGCATCTAGAATCTCAAAAAGATAATCTTCACAAATTAGTTCCGCAATAGTTTTAATATCACCAGAGTATGCTCTCGACACTAACGAGACACTATTCCTAATAAACATTTCCTGTACAAGATTAATAATATATGATACAGTATAGTCATTTACATTCTCAACATTAGTTACATTTGTTGTGTGGAATGTAAACTCATTTAATAGATCATCACGAGTATATTGAATAGTTATCACTTCCTGGCCAGTAATAGGAAGATTTGCTAATACACCAGCAGCATCCACAATCTGTAAACTACCTTTGAGGATAGGTGAGTACAAAGACTCATAGACATTGATCTCCGTTACGAGATCTAATATCTCTAGTTCCTTTCCCATAGTATTAGAAATCATGACCGAGGTTATATCAACCTTACTCGGACTAGTGAATAGTTTACTCATTAATTGCTCTTCTAAATTCCAAAGCTAGACGATTAATATGTTCTGGGCGAACAACTCTAATCTGTCTTTTTGTTTCATTGTGTGCAAATATAAATTCTTCCTGTGTTACTTTTGATGCTAGTGGTGTCCATCTTGGAACAATTTCACCATCCTTTTCATAATGATGAGCAGCATATCTTTCCATTGATTGACCAGTAATACTAACACGATTACCATTAGTACTACCAACAACGTCCTCATCCCTAAACTGACCAGATAGGTTTTCTACTTTAATCCAACCAAGTGATGTATTAACTTCTACTATATTTGCTGTAGCACCAGACTTCAATCCTGTAACTAATTCACCAACAGATAATTTACCAGCATCATCTGTATCTGTTTGAGTTAGTACATAACCAGAAAAGTTTTCTTTTACTACATCTTCTACTTGCTCTCTACTCATTGGCCAATCTTGATATAGATTTTTCAGATTGTTGTTTAGTAAAAAGAATGTCCAATGATAATCTACTGTATCGTAGAGTTTCATCGAGACGTGATCTGGCCTCTCTCCATCCTGGATATCATACCATCTATAGTTTGTTGCATTGTTCTCTACAATATCGTTGACCTTCGCCATACGAAAAACATCAACAACATCTCTTGTTTGATTGTTACCATCAAGATCAAACTCAATTGTAGGAAAGTATTTAAAGTATCTCATTAGTAACCCTCCCCAACCTTAGCTGAATCAAGAGCTTCTTTCTCTTGGAATGTTAATTGAAGATCAATCTCTGTTGGACTACCATCTGCAAAGAATGAAGGATTGGTAGGATTATAATTTGTTGAAACATTTGTACAGTACAATGCAGGTAGTTTAATTAACTTATCCATTGATGATCCTTTGGATGAAGCACTACCTGTATTCATTACAAAATCAACTGTAAAGGTCAATGGAAATTGATATACACTTCCAAGACCAGCAGTGATTGTCGGGTAAGCTGACTTTCGTAATATTTTAATGATTTCATAAATTGTATTTGATTCACTTTGATCTTCTGGAATCAACTTATATGTAAACTGGAATTGTCTTAGGGATGGTGACTTATAAAGCATTTGTGTTCTTGGATTAGAAATAATACCAGCTCTTAGTAACGCTCTACTTGTTAATGAATCGAGTCCAGGAATACCTGACTTGGCTGCAGACGATCCAGCCATTACAGCTAACTCTTTACCAATACCCATCTCCGTTGTCTCTTTATTTGTTGCTGCTAATCCAGCAGCTTTATCAACTCCACCCTCAAAGAATGATCCAATAGCACCAAGATCAACCTGATCGAAGTTGTTTGTATCATTGACAACGAAGTTTGAAGGCATGTATAAATAGATTGTATGGACAACATCCTTAGCAGAAGTAGTTCTTGCGGTATCTTTTTTAGCTGCAGTTTGTTTCAGAAAGGAACCATATTCACCTTTTTGGATCATTTGCTTATCTGCATCCGACAGCGTATTATGTACGTCGTGAATAGATATGCGAGTCCATACAGGATGCTTAGAATTATCTCTGGGGAATTGCAATCTTGGTTGTGCCATTTTAAATTTTATCCTAAAACATGTTTAAAGTATTTATATGAGAAAAACCTATAAAGGCAAATACAAAGTCAAGAATATAACCAAATATAAAGGTGATCCTACTAAAGTAGTATATAGATCGCTTTGGGAACGTCAAGTATTCCGCTGGCTAGAGAAGAATAGATCAATAGCTCAATGGTCTAGTGAGGAAGTTGTGATTCCATATCTTTGTGAAACAGATCGTAAGGTCCATCGTTATTTTATGGATATATTTTTCGAGACTGTTGATGGCAAAAGGTATATTATTGAGATCAAGCCAAAGGTCCAAACGGAGCCTCCAAAGTCCAAAAAAAAGACAAAGCGGTTTTTGACTGAAAGTATTACTTATACAAAAAATATTTCCAAGTGGAAAGCAGCCAAAAAATACGCTGATGAGCGCAACATGAAGTTTGAAATATGGACCGAAGACACTCTTAAGGCACTTGGCATCAAAGTACTGGCATAACCATTATAAATAGATCTATGGCAGAATCAATATTTACAGATTTAGAAGCAAAGGCATACCGTCAGGGTATTCAACCTAGAACAAAGGAATCGTTGAAATGGTTTCGTGGTCAACTTGCGAACATGAAACAGATCAACAGATGGAAGTTGTTAAAGGATGAAAGATTGGAGAAAGTGTCTCGTCCGAGGGTAGGAGAGATGTTTATGTTTTGGTATGATGCTAAAACAAAAGACAAACTACCTTACTATGATCAGTTCCCTCTTATCCTAATGGTTGATAGGGCACCAAAAGGTTTCTATGGATTAAATTTACATTACCTTCCATTGACACTTAGAGCGAGATTGTTTGATGAGTTGAGAGCTACTGTTAATAATACAACGTATACAGAGAACACAAGAATGGCTCTTGCATACAATTTGTTAAAGAGCACACAAAAGCTAAAGTATTTTAAACCTTGCTTCAAAAGATATCTAACAAGTCAAGTTGAGTCTGGCATAGTAAAAGTACAACCAACAGAGTGGGAAGTTGCATTGTTTATGCCTACACAGAAGTTCAAGGGAGCTACTGCTACTACTGTTTGGAATGATTCGAGGAGATCAGTATAATGCCAGGGATAGATGATTTTAAAAGTACGATAGGAAAAAGAACAGGTCTAGCAAAACCAAATAGATTTGCTGTGTTCTTTTCATTACCTATTATTAATATTAATCCAATGTCTATTTTGACTAATATTATTTCTGGTAATAGAAATCCTATGCAATTGATTAATGATCCAAGGGATGCAACATTCCTTTGTGAGTCATGTACAATGCCTGGTAAACAAATTACTACAACAGATTATACAACTAACCTTCGTGCTGTTAAAAAGCCTTATGGTTATATTAATGAAGATGTAACATTCACATATATTTTGACTGGTGATTATTTTATGAAAAATATATTTACACAGTGGCAAGAACAAATTTATAATACAAATCAAACATTAAACTATAAGAAAGATTATACATCTACTGTGAACA